CACTTCTACCGTCACAGTACAAGGTCACGCCCTTACCGTCGCTGAGATGCCAAGCCACAACCACAACGTTGCCTTGGGATCTAACGACACCGTAGGTTCCCCTTGGGGCCAGGCAGCTCCGGGTAACACTGGTGGCGTCAACACCCCCAACTCGTACATGACCTCTGTGTCCACTGGTGGTGGTGGTATCCACACTCACGGTGCAACAGCAGTAGTCTCTACCGAAAACCACATGATGCCCTATATGGCACTCTTCTGGGTTATCAAGGATTAATCTATGCTCGACCTCGACCGGCAGGAAATTAAGAACGCGGTTGGTATCTTTACTGACCCGAACCCGTCTGACCTTCCTCCTAACGCTTGGAACGAGGGTCGTAACGTTAGGTTCAAAGATGGTAAGGCTATCAAGTCGCAAGGCCATGAGGCGGTCTTCGGGGCACTCCCCGGGGGCCGTGGCCCCAAGTACGCTATGCCATATCTCTCGGAAGCTACCCCCTATTGGTTTGTGACCGGTGGGGACAAAATCTTCCGAACTGAAGGTACAGCCTATATTGATGTATCCCGAGCAGCTCCCTACTCCACAATCCCTTCTGCTAAGTGGAATGGTGGTTTCCTCTCGGGCGTAGCCATCCTGAATAATGGAGTGGACGTCCCCCAGTTTGTTACTACCTTTGGTGGTAGCCAATTCGCAGACCTGACTAACTGGCCTGTTGGATTGCAAGCCAAGGTTGTCCGTCCATTCAAGAACTACCTCATTGCCCTGAACCTCACCAAGACTTCTGTCCAGATGCCAACTGTGGTTAAGTGGTCCAGTCCAGCCGATCCCGGCAACGTACCATTCACTTGGGACGAGACTGATCCTACGAACGACGCTGGTGAGAACCCACTGGCGGACACCGCTGGTGCAATCGTAGATGGCAAGAAGCTGCGTGACCAGTTCATCATCTACAAAGAAGACTCTGTATACACCATGAGGTACATCGGTGGTGTATTCGTCTTCCAGTTCCAACAACTCTTCGATGACGTTGGGATGATCTCTCAGAACTGCGCAGCTGAATTCGACGGTAAACACTTCGTTGTAGGCCAAGGTGACGTCTATGTTCACAACGGCGTACAGAAGAACTCGGTAATCGAAGGGAAGGTTAAGAAGGCCCTCTTTGATGCCATCCGTGCGGGCTCCAACAACTCCGTCTTCGTCGTCCCGGACTACGCCAATAGTGAGATGTGGGTTTGCTTCCAAAGCACCGCAGAGGCCGTCTCTGGGTCTTATTGCGACCGTGCGGCCATCTATAACTGGACTACTGGCCTGTGGACCTTCCGGGATCTTCCCCAGATCGTCTATGCTACCTTTGGTGTAATCGACCCACGCACCCCTGATACTTGGGCATCTGACCCCAACCCTTGGGACTCCGATACGACTGTCTGGGGTAACTCTACTTACAACCCTGCCAAGAATAAGATCTTGCTTGTGTCTGAGAGCAATAAGGCCACCTACTCTGTGGGTGACACCTCTTTGTTTGGTACATCCAGTTTCAAGTCCACCTTAATGAGGACTGACTTGTATGGTGGGGATGACCTCCACTTCAAGAACGTCAACTCTATCACCCCTCACATCAAGGGCTCGGGCATCTGTAACATCTACGTGGGTGCATCCCAGATCATGGACGCCCCTGTTCGTTGGCAAGGGCCTTTCCCATACAAGATTGGGACTGACTTTAAGATCGACTGTCGGGTACAGGGACGATACATTGGTGTCCGCTTTGAGTTCGACAGTGTAGGGCAGTGGGAGTTCTCAGGGTACACCATTGAGACTAACAAGTTGGGAGGCAAGAGATAATGCAATACAGCCCTTCGGTGCCTCCTCGGATGGATGAGGAGTTGCTTCCATACCTGTCTGAGGAGTTCACCCGGGTTGCTCTCGCGGTGAACAACCTTTTGGCTGGACAGTGGGAGATCAGTTACAAACTTCCAGTAAGACTTAAGCCGGGTTGGGTGGGGTATCTAGCGGGTGTACCTGCGAACCCCCTTGTTCCCGGAGACACCGGCAGTGATCCATTAGGCACAGGCCAAGAAGGCCTCTACAGATATGGCACCACTGGGTGGGTTTACATCGGTTAATTGTAACATGTGTAAAATACACTTGACATACTTTCAGAAGTGTGGTATAATGGTTCTATAGGTTTTCTTTAGGTATTCAATTTGATCACTTTAATCTCTAATCAAAATATTCTTGAACTGTTTCCTAAGATGGTCTCAGGTCTAGAACGAGCTTTCCAGAACACCAGTATTGGAAGTTACTGGAATATGAAGTTACTGGTTGATCATTTAGTCAATAGAGAAGTCTATGGATTCTTTGAGCCTGAGTCTGGCTACTCTGGTATCTTCCAGTTCACCTACTCACCTCTGGCCAAAACCCTCAACTTCTTCTGGTCTGGCAAGGATCCCAGCAACACTACTCCCGTCAATTGGGACTTGATAGACACCTTCCTGACAGCTATTGCTCAGGCCGAGGGTTGCAAGTTCATTACATGTGAGGGTAGGCCGGGATGGAAGAAAATCCTAGAGTCCCGTGGATACACCACAGACTCGGTCCTGTTTACCAAAGAGGTATCTCATGAATCCCCTCCAGTTTAACGTTAAGCGCCTTATGGGTGTCCCCTATGAAGATATGGGGAAACACTTCAAAGGTGGCGGCTCTCAGAAGCAATCCTCGACTTCCACTTCTACCCCACACCAGCAAGAAGAATACGATAAACTCTTAGGCGGTGCCACTGATTGGCTCGATAGTGGTGGCTTTGATAAGAACTACGGTGGCTCTTCGGACTTTGATCCTGTAGCCAACTTCACCCCTGAACAGCTTGCGGCAATTAAAGGTATGACCGGGACTGGCCAAGGCCTCTCGGATATCTACAATGGCCTTGGTATGGAATCCTTGATGGACTCCTTGGGTACATACGACCCATCCAAGACTGGCCTAAATGACGCTCTTGCAAACATGTATGAGCAGTCTAACTTCGACTTTGATACCAACCAAGCCGGTCAGATCCGACAAGGAGCTACCAATGCTGGACAGTTTGGCTCTAGTCGGGCAGGTATCGCTGAGGGCTTGGCCCGCTCTCGTTTGGGTCAGTCTCAGACTAACGCTGCCTCGCAGATGGCACTTCAAGACCAGCAGCGATTCAATGACAACCGAACTAACACCCTGAATAACCTCTCGGCTATCTCTAAGGGATTGAACTCGGGTAACACTACGATCTACGACTCCGGTGCCCTCCAGCAAGGTCAGAACCAAGCTGAGATCAAAGGTGCTCTGGAGAAGTGGGCCTACGAGAACAACGTAGACCTCAACGATCTGGCAGCCTATAAGGCACTCATCTCAGGTGACATGGGCGGCACTACTCAGACTACCTCTAAAGGGTCTGGTGGTGGCTCCAGTGGCCTTGGCGCCCTTGGCTCTCTCGGTGGTGCTGCCCTAGGCTTTATGGTTGGTGGCCCGATGGGCGCCATGACTGGTAGTCAGGTTGGTGGCGGTGTAGGGGGTCTGCTGGGATGATGGATTTATTCCAAAACCTTTGGGGCCTAGGGGGTGCAGCTACGGCTGCCCCTACTGACATGTCCCAGATTAAAGTACAGCAACAGCCTATGGACCTCGCTGGCACCATCCCTGCTGCTAACGAGCAGTTGTCCTTTGGAAAAGCCCAAGAGGTTTACCAAGCTGGCCAAGACCGTAATGCAATGATTAACCAAGGACTATTGGCTGCATCTATGGCCTTGGGCGGTCAGAAGCAGCAACAGCAGCAACCCTTGATGCAAGCCCCAGCATACCGAGGTGGTCGAGCACCCGACCCATTCTCCGCACAAGATATCTCCGGAATGAATATGGCAGGTGCAGCTTCGTTCAATAAGATTCCGGGCCTATTGGCACGATGAGGAAAGTATATGGCAGGTCTACTGCAATTTGAAGGTTCGGTACTCCCTGAGGGCATCCGTCGGGCCGCTGAACGAGCCCTTTGGGACACCCCTGCCACCTCTATGGATCAGGCCCGAGCAGCTCAGGAAGCGGCCACACAGCGTGCTGCACAGGCTGCTAAGACTGGTGGCTGGACTGAGGGACAACGTAGTGTTAACCTAGGCCAGGCTGGACGAGCAGCCGGTGGTTTGATGTCTACCGCAGGTAAAGCCTTAGGTGGCCTTGGTGCTGTCTATGAGCTTGGTCGTGGGGCGAATGAGAAGTTTGGTACTGGTGCTTGGGATAACGCTCAGGACCTTGCCAATAAGCGAGACGTAAGGTTGGCAGCAGAGGCTGACCCCCAGCTTCCTGTCCGTGGTGTCCAAAGTGCAATGGGTATGGCTGACCGTGCTGTACAGTCTGCTCGTGGCCTTATGGACATGATGCCCAAAACTGATACTACTCGTACTGAAAATTTGTCTATGCTCCCGATGGCTCCTGAAAAGAAGGTGGAAGCTGCGGTTGTAGCCGAGGCTGCTCCTCAGGTGGAAGCAGGGCGTCAACGCATTGAGGCGGGGGCACTCAAAGGCTTGCAGTCTGGCGAGGTTCATGTCTCCCAGCTGGCCGAAGGTGTCGTACAGGCAGATGCCCAAAGGGCAGGTAAGGAACTGACTCCCGAGGAGCACAAGTCCGCGGTAACAGCTGAGATCGCTGCCATGAAGACCATGGACAAGAGCGACCTCTCGAAGTATGTGTCGTATGCCTTGGTGGCTGGTGGCCTTCTGGCCTCTGTGTTCGATAAGTCTGGTCAAGCTGGTGCTGCCTTCCATGACAGCCTGAACAAACAGCTCGACCGCAACCTTGCCTCTGGTAAGATGGCCTTCGAACAACAAATGGCTCGTAACAAGGATGCCCGAGAGGACCGTAAGGTTGATCTTACCGAGTCCGATGTTGAGTCCAAGATCGGAGATCGTAAGGTTCGTCAAGAGCAGGGTGAACGCAGTCTGGGCCAAGGTGACAAGAAGATTGGCATCATGGAGGCCGACTCCCGTACCAAAGCTTTTGCTGCTAACTCTAGTGCAGCAGCTGCCCGTGCCCGTTTGGGTCTTCTCGGGGAACAGCTTAAGCTCCAACAAGGTGAGGCAGCCTCTAAGCAAGCCCTGCGTCAGTCCAAGATTGACAACCCGTCGGGTCAGATCAAAGGTGAGTCTCTCACTACCAAAGATGCTCAGTCGGCTGTATCTGAGTGGGCTAAAGGTCGTGGTCAGAACGTTAAAGGAGATTCTTTGTCGGCACTCAGCCAACAACTCCGTAACGCCCTGAAAGATCCAGCTACAAAAGACTACTCCCTCAACGAAATCTTGGATACGTTGGTGGAGGATGGTTATGAACTGGAAGAGCCGACTTTCTTCGGCAATCCAGACATTAAAGTTAAGCGAGTGAAAGGGAACTAAAATGGCTCTTGCAGATCAACTGGAAGCACGTGGTGCAACAAAGATGGACCTCAAAGGGGGTCAATCCCTCGCTGAGAAGATTGAAGCTAGACGTGCCTCCGGTGAAGCTGCTGGGCTGACTGCTGCCCCTGTAGATCCAGATGCCTTAAGTTCAACCCTTGGCCGCGGCGTCCAGACCCTCAAGGAAAACTTGGGCGGGACCGCGGAAGCCCTTGGGCAAGCCCTTGGCTCTCAGTTCGCGGAGGATGCTGGTGCGCAGTTCCGGGCTGAGGCCGAGCAGGAAGCTCTCAAGTTCGGTACGCCTACTAACACTAATAGCGTTTACGACATTAAAGACGCTGGTACGGCTGGAGAGTGGGTCCAAGAGAACATTGCTGGGTCTCTCCCGAGTATGGCTCCGACTGTTGCCGGGGCTGTAGCTGGCGGGAGATTTGGGGGTCCAATTGGCGCCTTCATTGGTGGCACCCTCGGCTCCCTTGGTGTCAACATTGGGGACGTTCAGAATCGCATCCGAGAACTTGATCCAGATGCTAAAAGCCCGTGGACTGCAATAGGGACAGGCGCTGGTATGGCGGCGCTTGACGGCATAGGTGCTTCTGCTATTCTCAAACCATTCGTACGCACCCTTGGAGAGTCCGTCGTGTACAATGGCCTTGTCAAGCAAGGGTTGGCCAAAGGTGCTGCTCTCGACCTTGTCAAGGGTGCAGCTGCTGAGGGTGTAACGGAGGCAGCTCAGGAAGTGCTCGCGGGAGCGGGAGCCGCTAGGGGGTCTGGTACGGAAATAGATATCGACCAGACTATCGAGAATGCCCTCAATGCAGGTCTTGCCGGGTCTATGCTGGGTGGCGCTGGTCGAGTTGTCACTGGGACAGCTGGTCGTGTAGCTAACAACCAACGGGTCGAGGGCAGCGCTGCGGCCCCCATTGAGCAATCCTCGGATACGTCCAAGGAGGGTCTCGCTGGTCGGATTTGGAATACTTTTGGTGGTCATGCTACCTCCAAACTAGAGGGGTTGGCGAACGCTACGCCACTGGCCCGTGAGTTTGTACAGAACTTTCGCGCTGATATGACTGGGAAGACTGCCAGCCAGAAGACGATCTACGAAAGTGGTGATCTCATGGCTGGTAAGTGGCGTACTGAGCTGAACGAAGGGACCCGTAATTGGGATGACGCCCGGTGGAACGCTGCCATTGAAGACGCGAGCACCCCGGGGCGACTCAAGGATAATCCTGACGCCGTTGTCATCCGTAAGGTAATGGACGACGTACACTCGACCGCCAAATCTAAAGGTCTTGACGACATTGGATACATCGAAGGACACATGCCGTTTCGTCTCGATCGTGAGGCAATGGCTGCTAATCCGGATCAGTTTATCCAAGATATTACTCCTTATTTTGAATCTCGTGCTAATGCCGAGAAAGCCCTAACCTCCTACCTCGATCAAGAAGCCCGCATTGAGAATGCCGACATGGCACCTCAGGTGAAGCGTCAGGTTGAGATGGATGCTAATGGGGAGTGGAAGATTGCAAAGAGTGCCCAAAAGGGACAAGACGAAGAACGTGCTCGCTACCGGTTTGCTCAAGGTGATGTTATCCCTGAGTTCGGACACCTTGAGCGTACCCGTGCATTCGCCGCAGTACCGCAGAACGTCCTCAATAAGTATGCCGTTGAACAGTCCCCTTCGGACCGAGTGGCAGCTATCAAGGACTACTTCGAAGGTGCTGCACACCGTCTGGCTTTCACCGAGCGGTTTGGTGCAGATGGATCCAAAGCCAACGCCCAAATCCTGAAGATCATCAAGGATGCTCAGTCGAAGGGCCGGGCAGTTCCCAAGGCAGAGGTAGACCGGATGTACGATCTACTGGATGCTTACTCTGGTACTCTAGGACGTATCCAAGACCCTTTGCTTCGTACAGCGCAATCAACGCTTGGTGCAGTACTGACCATGAAGACCCTGCCATTGGCGGCTCTCTCCTCTCTGACGGAGTTCATGACTCCTGCTATTAGGGGTGACATTGGTGCTGCGATGCAGTCCATCTTCCCGACTATTCAGGAACTTGGGAAAGCCCTCGTAGCGCCTCTCCGGAAGGCCCCACGCACTGAGTTCGCTCAGCTGGCTAGTGAGGCTAACATCAGCTTCGAAGCAGCCACCTCGGTTGCCTCAGAGCGTCTGGGGGCTAACATCTTTAGCAAGAACGCAGCTAAGGTCAACCGTGTGTTCTTCATTGCCAACGGACTGTCCCTGCTGACCCACGTAACCCGTGTGTACGCAGCTAAGACCGCTGACCAGATCATCACACGTAACCTAAGCGCGCTTGCTCAAGGACTACCAGTGACCAGTGCGGTTGGTCGCAAGTACCAGAATCAGCTGCGGTCAATGGGCATTGAGGTGGGATCTCAAGGTCAGGCGAAGGCTTTGTTATCTCCGGACACACCTGCACTCGTTGCTTCGGCGAGAGATGCCCGCAGGCTGGGCATAAAGCGTTTCTCGGATCAGTCCGTACTGGAGACGAACCTCTCGAACACTCCTTTGTGGATGAACGAGCCGAAGATGGCGATGTTGGCCATGTTGAAACGATATCCAGCAGCTTTTGGAAACGTAATTCTCCCTCAGCTTGCTCGTCGATTCTCTCCTCAATACGCAGGTTCAGGTACTCAAGCAGCCTCTGCTCTAGTAGGTTCATCGTTCATCCTCGGTATGATGTTGACCCTTGGGTACGCTCAAGATGAACTCAAGCAGATCGCCAAGAGTGGTGAATTTAATTATGATGACAAACGCAATGATACCCAACGGTTCATGGATGTTGTAAACCAGACCGTCATGCCATTGCAGGCGTCTATGATTGTGGACTTCTTTGCCTCACCTCGGTACGGTTCGGACCCGGTATCGACGACCCTTGGCCCAGCCGCAGGGATGGCTAAAGATATTGTAACTGGTGGCTACCGTACTATCCAGTCTCTGGAAGACAACCCAGATGTTGGTATCATCGGTCAAACCCTATTGAAGCAAACTCCGATCCGTCCATTCAAATGGGCTACGGATTACATTAATGGTGGAGAAGAATAATGGCATTTTCGTACACTAACACTGGTAACGGCAAGGAAGTCTTCGACGTAGCCGCCCCCAATATTGATATCCGGACTACTGCTGGTGCTGTCAAGGCGCTGGTTGTTGATGGTGTTCTACAAGGAGGCACCACTGGTAAAACCCAGATTGTCGCCCTTACCAACATCACCACTGCTGCACCTACAGACCTTCCAACGGTGATCGCAGATATCGCGGCTATCAAAGCTAAGATTAACGAGATCATCGCTGCACTGAAGGCATAAAAAAAGGGCACCTCCGGATTTCTCTGGGGTGCCTTTTTTTTGGTCACAATAAAATCAAGAAGAGTAAAAACCCGAGGATTAATATGTACGGGGAGTCCTCAGGTTTCATGCTAGCAGCTCCCGGCGCTGCTTCTCAAGGTTAGCCGCAGAACGCTCTTCTTTAATCAGATTGTCCTCAGCTTGAGTAGCCTGTCGACGGAAGAGTTCCGATTGCCACTGGGCCTCGATGATCACCTTGTGGAGTCGCTCCTGCTCAATGTGATTGGCAAGGAGGGCCGCATCAATGGCTTCGATCATGTGTTGTAACTCAGCTTCGTTCATGGGCATACCTCAGGTTCCCCTTGGATGCAAAATAGATTTCCTCCACTGGCTCAACCACGAAGGCCTCTCGGGCTTTCGGAGATTGCGTCACAGTAGCCAACCAATCCCAAGGAGACTGCTGGCAGAGGAACACCTTGCCCTGAACCAACAACGCGTGTCGTGGGTCCAGAGCTTTCAGATAGTACTTAGTTGGTAGTGCGCTCATCCTACAAGCCTTTTGATGAGATCTAGAGCTTCTTGTCGCATAGGGGATCCCAACCATTGCTGGTTAACCGGATCTGGCATGGCCAAGTCATTCTCATGGATGATTTTGACCAACATGTTGATAACGTCCATGGTCTCTTGTGAAATCATAGGAACTGATCCAGACCCAGCAATTGCAGGTCATACTCGCCATCCTTGTGGTTACGCAGGAGCGCGCAGCCACGCCAGTGGGCATTGCCCTGAGGACCTTTGTATTCCTCGTCGTGCTGGTAGAAGGAGCCTACGACCAAGCCGTAGATGCGCTTCTGGCCCAACACCGCCTCACAACCAAACTTCAACCCTTGCTCATGGCCTTGGACAAAACTGGTCTTAATTTTGTTAAGGCGATGCTCAACAGTGCCACCATAAGGACGACCTGTATTCGGGTTATAGAAGTAGTGTGAGAAAGATACTCCTTCAATAACATTGACATCAGTAAAATCGTGAACAGTCCAGCCAGACAGATCGAAGTGATCATACCCGATGAGGCCGTGGATCGCCGGGTTCGCATTCTCATACCGTTTGATCCTTTGTTCATGGTTGCCGATGTGGAAGTGCATCTCTGGCTGATACACTCGCTTCTTCATCGCCCGCTGGTGTTCCTGCAAAGCACGTAGCGGTGCCAGCAAGATTTGCATAGCAGCATTTCCAGCTCGAATGTCCTCAGCAACTCGTAGACCTTCAATCTTGGCAGTACCACGATCGTAGGATGACAGGCTGGGCATGTCCCACCAGTCGCCGATGTTGACAATGCGTTTGGGTCGGTGATCCGCAATCCACTCACCCAGCTTTTGAATGTGGCCCAAAGGGACACCAGCTTTGATCTGCGCATCTGCGATCACCAGAGTATCATTATTCTTTCGCGACAAAGTATTGCTCCTTAAAGGACTCTAGGGTGAACCAACGGAACTCATTCTTGTCCGCCCATTCAGCCATTGTCTGACGTGTACCGTCTTTGCGTTTCTTCAACCAGTGGAACTCAGTCTGTGGTCGTTCAAAGACGAACACCAGCTCTTCTCCCTCTGGCAAACTCTTGCGCACCCAGATGTACTTCGCAGCCTCGGAGGACTCTTGGAAGTACCCCTTGACTTCCACCAACAGCTTACCCTCGGGCGCCATCAGTAGGAAGTCAGGGTTGTACTTATGCTCAACGACGTACGACACGGGCTCCGGCTTGAAGAGTAGCTTGCCATGCATCATTTCGTTGCAGTTGGGCAAAGAAGTCGGCTTGTCCTTGCATTCGGGCCAAGTCGGCAACTGCTCGCTCTTGCTGTCGCTGAACATCTTGTACAAATCGCGCTCCGTCTTGCTGTCGAAGGGCGTCCCAATCAATTCCTTCAACTTCGGCCGGAAGTAACGTCCGTGGTTCTTCAATGAAGCCTCGCTCCAGATAGACCGGGTACGCTTGGCGACCATACTCGCTGGCAAGGAAGTCCTGCTCGAACACAACACGGTGCTCTGGGAACTTCTCCTTAACACGAGCGAGGTGACGCAGGTGGCGCTCAAGTGACCGGGAGAACACCTCCGGATTCCTCATATCCTCGAACGCCTGAAACATAGGGTCTTGGATACGAAGGATCGTCAGTGTCTTGTTGTCGATATCCCGTTGGTAGGTACGGGTCCGTTGTACAGAGAAGGCGTCACGCTCCCGGCGGTAGTAGCCGTAGACCTCACAGATTCCGATATCGAACTCCATGGAGTGTGGGTGGTTGACCGGGGTAACGATCAGGTTGATGGGGTACTGGTCTTCGGGAACCTTAGTGGCCTTGTACACCCGGAGATATTGGGGGTACTCATCCCCGTCATTATCCTCTTTGGCGTGTTGGCCCTCCAGTTCAAACTCTTGACCGAAAGTGGTGTAGAGAGCTCGGGCGAACTGGTCAATCTGATCAGTGTCAGTTCCGCGGGCTTCAACGAACAGGTCAATGTCCTTAGGTTCGATCCCGTTCTCAACGTCGCGGATGAAGCCACCACCGATGTAACCAGTGTGCCCAAAGGCGAGATCAACTGTCTTGCAGACCCCTTTGCAGATCTCCAAAGCTGTCTCGATAGAAATAGTTGCTTGTGTCATAGGGAATCTCCCAAAGTTTAGTTGGTGTTACCGTGTAGAGGTTACCCTCGATTTTAAGATCCACATCATCACGGCTTCGAAGGAGGTGGAGCAGCCGGGCGTTTTCAACGAGATAGGTTTGCCAGTCCTCGCCGTATACTTTGTGATACTCATAAACGCAGGCTTTGAGCAGCTCCTCTTCAGTTTGAAGCCCGCTAAGTAAGTCCATTGCCTTTTTAGGCCCGACCTTTGGGCAGCCGGGGATGTTATCCACACTGTCCCCAACCAACAGTTGTCCGTAAAAGAAGGCCGTACCGTTACCATGAATTTTCCAAGCTTTTTGTTGCTTGGCCCCATAAAGTTTGAAGTCGGCCCAGACTGCTCCAATACCTTCAACTGTAAAAGGTCCCACAGCGGGTTGCTTTTCTCCACACGGCCATGAGTAGTGAACCACTTCCGGGACTTGCCTGAGGTCCTTGTCACGAGAGCAGATAGCAAAGTCTGATCCCATTTCGGTTCCTCGTAGCGCCAACCAATCGTCAGCTTCGATCCCAGCGACAGTAATTGCGCCCCAGTGTTCCTTGAGACGTCTTGAGACTGTCTCCCAGTGGTAAGGTTTCTCCAGACCCGTCCGATTGCCTTTGTAAGGCCGGATAGTGGCCAACCCCTCTCTGTAGTTTCCGGGTCCGGTGAGATAGACTTCATACGAGTTTGCTCCAACAGCTTCAATGATTTGTGTGATTCTTTGATCGACAAGCTCGTATACATCCGCGTCTGGCCAAGGGCGCATGACCTCGATATCGAAGATTGCCTCCTTCTCCATCGCGACCGCCCCTAGCTCGTACCGCAGTACGTCTCCATCGATCCCTGCAATCATGTGTACAGGTGACCTCGCTTACGCTCAGCCGACACATAGTCTTGGTATTCTTGGTAATCCATCTCCCAAGTGTTCTTACCGTAGACAGTCTTTACCCGCTCTGCCCAATTACGCACCCCTTGGCATTGGTTCGAGCTCTCGCAGGATTCCTTCCCAGTGTTGCTGGATGGAGCTGGTTTCGCTTTTACCACGATACTCTGGATGTTCTTCTTGCGGCGCTTTGAGACGTTCATACTCTCTCCAATCGGTGTACTCAAGTTCTTGCTTACGGGCCAGCTCCAGTGCTTCCGGGGTGATAGAATAGCCCGGGGTTCCCATCTCAGGAGTCTCCCAGCCTTCTCTCTGGTAGTTGCCCGGGATGGTCTTAGCGCGGGGTTCTAATGTCAACAACATTGTTGGCCTCGTTAGCTTCTCGTTGGCGGGAAGTATGGAAACGCTCAATGGCGTCATGATACATGTGGGCTGAGACGAGAGCCTTGGGGAGAATCTCATGACTCTCCTCAATCGCCCCAGTCACCTGATTGACTACCTTATAAATGCCGTCGATGTAATCAACGCGGTAGTTCTTATTCTCGTAAACGGTCACGTTACTCTCCCGAGTTGGTGAGTTCTAATTCAAGCTGGGCTAGAGCGTTCCAGC